ATTTACGTTTATTGCCATATTTACTTTAATTATAATACAGGGGTAGCATGACACTACCCCTTATATTATCACCTGTTTATATTCTTTTTTCTATAGATTTATAAACTTCTACACCTTCGTCAGTTTTAAACCATGCAGCTAATGCTGAATATGGGTTTTCATCAAACGGTACTGTCATTAATTTTCTATCATTTGAACCCCAGTGGAAAGTTCTTTGATCTTGAGACAATTTGATTATGTTAGCTTCAACAGCTTTTATTCCAAAGTTTCTAAGCTCAACGTTTTCATCGTTAGCAAGATTTAAAAACAATGCAGGTTTTTTCTTAGCAAATATTAATAAATCTCTTTTAATTTCTTTGGATTTCATGTCTGAAACTCTACTACCTTTTTCAACTCTTAATATTGCCTCGGCTTGATCAACATCCATTTCCATAGCGTAATTAAGTGCTTGAACTTCTAGTTCTAAAGTATCAAGTTCATCTTCTGCTTCTATAACAGCATCAAATTCATAGTATTTTTTACCTTTCAAAGGGTGATACAAACTTAATAGTTTTTGCAAGATTTGATTTTCTTGCGGTACTGAAAGTACACCATCTCTAAAAGTAATATGTCCTAATGTAGCTTCTCCTTTTTGTTCGTCTACAAAAGGCGAGTTCATATTTGTAGCATACCTTAATTCTCTTTGCATTTTTTTATCTGGATCAAAGTACAATAAAGGATTTCTACGAGTATGTCTACTAGGTATAGTTAATGTAAGTGGTTGTTTTCTACCTCTAACTAAATATGTTCTAGGTTTAATTTCCCACGAATCAACTACAGGTTTTGTTTGTTTTTTTGGTGGAGCAGTAACAACTTCTGGTTCTTGAGCAGCCACCTCTGCTTTTGCTTTTTTAGCCATAATATAATATAATTAAATAGTTAAGAGGTATAAGGGCGCCGAAGCGCCCATCACCTCAATATAATTTATGCTCCTTTGAACAATACGAAGTTATTCGCAGCTTGAACTACTAAACATCTTTCTGACAAGAAGTTTACAGTCATAGCATCTAGATCGCTAGTGAAAGCTCCACCAACTGAACCAGTTAACCATGATTTCATACGTCTGTCATCAGCTTGAGACGCTCTATATCTTACGTGTAAGAAAGGACGTCTAATGTTAGTACCAAGAATTTGATCATAAACTGTAGAAGTACCAGCTGGAATCAAAACACCTTCAATTGAAGCAGGTCCTGAGATAGCACCACGCGTTGAAGCATCGTTTAAGTATTTCCAGTCAGTCTTATAGAAATCATAAGAACCTCTTCGGAAACCGCTGAAACCTAAGTTCAATGCCATTTCTTCTGAGTTTTCAAATAATCCAAAAGCAGTACCTCCAGATCCACCAGCTGAAATTCCAGCTAGCATATCATCAAAATCAAGGTTAGTATTTCTGTTTAAGAATAACATGTTTTCTTCAATAGCTCCTTGAGTATCTAAGTTTCTAAGAATATCATCAAAGTCACTGATACCAGTAGCAGCTGAGAATCCAACTTGTACATTACCTCTATCTTCAATAGCAGCAAATAAACCTTCTGTACCAGTTACACCAGCAATACCAGATGTACCAGCTACTTGCTCACCTTCAACAACTGACATTTCTAAGTAGTCTTCAAAACGTAGTCTTGTTTCAGACTCAGCTTTTAGATACCATAAATATCCAGATGTTCCATCTTCAGTAGCAACTTCTACCCAACCGATCTGAGCTGTGTCAGAACCATTGATTGAATATTGGCTACGAATAATGATAGGTTTGTTAGAAAATTGAGAGAAATCAGGAGTGATAGTAGCAATAGGATAATCGTTACCAGCAACTGCAACTGCGTTAGCAGATGGTGCAATTGTAGTATTAGTTCCTTTTGGATATTCAGAACCGTATACGAAGATCTTTACATTACCAACAATTCCTTCAGTAACTAAGTCAGCTGAGCCGTAAGGTAATACATTAAGTACACCAGTACCACCACCAGCAGCAGTTCTTAAGTCAGAGTCAACAACTAAACACTTTGATTCGTTACCAAAGTCATCTAACACAACGATAGTTTGTTGTGGAGAAATTACGTTGTTTACATCTGCCGCTACAGGAATAGTAATAGTGTTTGCAGCACCACCTTGAAGACAGTTGTCATAAGCTACATGTAGTCTGTTTTGTTCAGACCAGATCACCTGATCAGACGTCATCGGTAGTTCAGCACCAACCATTCTTAAGAATCCAGATAAAGTTCTATTACCATATCTTTCAACTTCCTGCTCATAAAGCTCAGGTAAATATTGTTGGGCAAAGTTACCACCGGCAGCGCCGTCAAATGTTAAATAGTTGCTCGCAAGTGTTTGTTGCAGTTGCGATGGAACTATTGTACCAAATTGTGGGGTTAAAGCCATAATTTAAAAGTTTTAATTAGTTAAATTTTCGTTTTTTAATTTTCAGTTTAGACGAATCCAAACCACTAATTGATCTTACTTTTAAACCGTTGACAAATACATTTCCATCGGCAACTTGCCTTGGCTTATCTGTTAAGTTTTTAGAAGAGTCAACGACGCCTTTGACACCGTCAGCTTTTCCTTGTTCGTAAAAATGATTAGCGATCTTATCCGCATTCATTGCAGCGTAAAGCGCTTTGTGATAACCAGTTGGATCTACAACTTTACCTTCTTTATCTAAAAATTTATTAATAAAATTAGATATATCAGTTTGTGCTTCACCAACTTGTTGAGGATTTGCTATTTGGTATCTAAACTTTTTTTGTCCTAAATCAAAATCAAAACCTTTGAACTGATCATTAAACAATTGATTAGTACTGTTTTTAAAATCCTCTTGTTGTCTACTAGCTAACTCTTGCTGCTCATTGTATCTATTGAAAAAGTCCATAGCTTTTTGCTGATCTTGGGTAATACCAGGTCTCAACTTGATTTCCTGATAATACTTATCCTTCATAGCATCAAGCTCTTTACGGGCTTTCGCAACTTCTTCTTTGAAGGCCAATTGTTTCTTTTTTATATCTCTTGGCTCATCAATTTCCTCATCATATTTGAATTGATCTTCCATAAGGAAGTTAATCTCTTCACTATTTAAATGAGGTTTAGCTTGTTTGTAATACTCGCTAAGCAAAACTTGCTCATCTACTTTTGAATAATCATGATTAAGTCTTACATAGTCTTCCATTGTACCACCTGTTTCATTCATAAAATCTACAAGTGATTGTATGTTTTCAGGTAATGGTTTACCTTGTTTTACTTGCTCTTTAACAGCTTCCTCTGCCTCTTCATAGAGCTCCATTGTTTTTTCATCAAGCTCATCTTCAGTTATTTCTTGTAAAGGACTATCTAGTTTTTCTTCGGTGTCCCGTACTTCTTCAACCACTTCTTGGCTGTCGCCACTGTCTTTGGACTCTTCGACAGCAACATTGCTATCATTTGTCTCTTGTGTTTGAACGGCATCTTCTTCTTTTTTCTCTGTTAAATCTACTTTTACCACGTCAGGCACAACTTCACCTTGTGCCTCTGGTTTAGTTAAGTCAACCTTTACAGGTTCTTCTACTGAACTATCAACCAGTTTTTTTGGTTTTGTTTTCTTACCTTTTAAAGAAAACTCACCTTCTTGTTTGACCTCAACGGCCGCATTTTCTTCTGCCATAATATAATATTATAAAATTAAAAAAATTATTTAGGACCAAAGGCTTCTAGCCCAAAATCTCCTAAGCTATCATTAGTTGACTCAAAATCAATAGGAGTACCATCGTTATTCCTTTGTTGAATCATCTGTGATTGTTGAGTACCTTCCATACGTACTCTTTTATCTTTACGATCTTCTATTTCTTTTTCTTTCTCACCTTCAGCTTGAGCTCTTGCTCTAGCTAATTGCATGTTGTATTCAAACTCTTGCGCCATTAACGTTTGTTTTATTTGTGCTTCAGTTTGCATGCGTTGCATTTCGTACTGTGACTTTGCTTGTTCTATCTGCATTTTTTGTTCTGTAAGAACTTGTTGCTTTTGTGTTTCAGCCATTGCAGTTTGTTCTGCTAACTGAGCATTAGCTTGTGCTTGAGCTTGCATATTAGCTTGAGCTGCAGCTTGATCTCTTTCTGCTTTTAATCTACGTTTTTGTTTTAGCATTTGATTAGCTAATTTTAAATTACGTATTTGTCTAAGATCAATTGCATCTTCTAAATCAATACCACCAGATTGTAAAGCAATTTGTATATTTTGCTCTAATTGTTGTTTTTCTTCTTCATCTGGTTCTAAATCTAAAAATATACCAAAGTCATGTAAATTTAAATTAGAAACTTCTTCTAAAGTTCTTACATTAAATGTTGATATACTTTCTATTAATGCGTTAGCTGTTAATGGAAAGTTTAATACATCAACTATTTTCTTAGAAATATTTTCACACAATCTCAACGTTAAATATAAACTAGCATTATTTATATGTTTAGTTGCTATATTTGATTGTTGAGCTGCAATTTTTTGTAAACCTACTAATGTATCTTTATCTGGCAACGTACCATCTCTAGCTTCATTTAGTCCAGTCACATCTCTTATCATTTGTATATAATAATTATACGTATTAATAAGAGCACCTATTTTAGCTTGACCAGAAGATGTGGCTAATTCTTGTACTGGAACTTTACCAGCATTCATACCACCTTCTTGTGTTAGTGATCTACCAACTACAGAACCAGTTTGAAAATACATGTTTAATGCTTCAGCTGGGTTATAATTAGTACCATTACCTAGGTCTACCTCTGCAAGACCGTCCATATCCAAGAATACACCATCAGGCACTGTTCTAGCTATAACTTGTTGTAGTTTTAAATGTGTTAATTGAACCATATCTGCAAAGCCCATTGTCTTTGTAATTAATGATTCAATTCTACCTTTGTACATACGAGGTGCACATATAGCATAATTCATTTCTACTTTAGTGGTATCTGACATAGGTCTTGTCATGTTCTGTGCCATTTCCCACTTAAGCATCATATCTGTACCTAAAACCTTTACACCTTCAAATAAAACTTCTATAGATCTTGATACTCTATTAAAGTTATCACTTTCTGGTGGATTAAACGTATCTGGTTTTTCTAATATTTTTTCTAGACCTTGATCTGTTTGTTTTAACTTAAACACCTGGTCCATGTATGTTTTATATTCAAAATATAAAACTTGCACAGTATTTTCATCATAAGCACCCCAACCATATATATAGTTATTATTGCTATATGACTTTTGTATTTTTTCTAACTCATCATCAGATATATGAGGGAATTGTTTTTTGATTTCAGCAACTGTCATTGCTTTAACTTCACCTACATAATAAACATCTTCAAAGTTAGGATCTTCTGTGTATGAATAAACTAAATTAGCAGGGTCTACGTAATCAACAGTAATACCGTTTGCTAAATTAAAATCTGTTTTAACACAACTTATACCTAAAACAACTAAATCATAAGCTAGTCTTTTCTTTACTTCATCATATTTATTGTAGTTAAATACATTTTCAATTAACTCTTCTTCTGCTATTTCTATAGACTGTTTATAACTTAACTGCATATAAAGTTCTAGCTCTTCTTCGTTTTGAGGTAAAGCGTCTGGGTTTATGCTAGAATAAAAATTTTGACCAGTTAATTGATTAAGTTGTTCTATTTGCTCTTTACTTTGCATATCTTTGATAGCATCAAAAATATAAGCAGTTCTTTGTTTTATAGCAAAAGGATCACTTGCGAAAGATTTTATTTCGTAACCTTTATCAGTCATGCCATTTACAACAATATCTACAAACTTAGATAGTACTGCAACTGGTTTCCAGTCTAAATTTAAATAAGATAAATCACCATTAATAGATAATTCATCTTTGTATTTTGCAACAGACTGCTCACCTCTAGCATACAATCTTAATCTATGAAAATCTTGCCAGTTGTTTCCAAAACGACCGCCAGCACCTAAGCCACGATCACCTCTGAACCATTCGTTTTCAATAGCTCTACCTACTTGGAAACCGTAATCCAAAGTATTCTTCTCTGCATCTGGTACCACCTGACTTGGAAAGGAACTATTTACATTAGTATAAACCATTTATTGTATTATTTTTGAAATGTAACCTGTGTTATCATATTTTTTAAACGATATGTTAACTGGATCTCGTTGTTGTATGTTTACTGGTGTGTATTTATTTTTATTACAAGCCATTATAGCTAAACCAGAACTAATAGTTGCATCAAACTTTGTTCTATTGTTTATGTTAAACTTAGCCCAGTCTTCTAATGTTCTTTGAAAATACATATCACCATATCCATTTTCACTCAAGCCTACGTAATCTTCTATATATGATTCTATAGCAGCAGCATGTGCTTGCTTAATATCTTCACTTGAATTAGGTATACCACCTATTTCTCTTTCTGCAAC